ACCTCACTCATGGTCAATTCACAAAAGATGGCAACCGATTCCAATTGCCTTTGTGTTTCATCCATATCGGCCTTCAATTCATTGTACGCCAACATTTGATGCAACTTGACATCCTTCAACTCCGTGGGTACAATGATGGTTTTTGTTTCAATCATATACCCATAAAACGCCAATAATGGCGATTGTTTATACTAACCTTTCATGTAGGATGGTGTGAACCTGGGCGTGATACCTTTGCATCTCCTTATCGGTTACCAAAATATCCGTGAATTCCCGAACTGATGAAATGATGGTGGAATGGTCAAGGTGTGAAATGTTGCCAATCTCCATAAAAGTCATGTTTAATCTTTTTCTGCAAATGTGGTTGAACATATGACGGGCATACATGGGTTTGCGCTTCCTTGACTTGGTGATAATTTGGTCGGGTGTCATGTCCATTACCTCACAAATAACCCGTAACACTTCACCCCAGGTGGTGTAATTGTTGTTGATGTCGGTTTTGGGTTGCACAATCTCCCGTTTCAACATTTTAATTTCGCGGTCGTGTTGCATCTTATTTTCAACCACCAACAATCGCAGTCGTTTAATTTCTTGTTTGAGGTTGTGTATTTCTTGATAATGACTTGTCATATTTGATCCTCCAATCTTTCTTCAAATTCCAACATAGTTATTTCGTCACAATAAATTGGCCCGTGTTCTCCGACATCAAAACTCCAGGTGTTAAATTCTAATAATTCAATAGCAACATCAACATCCATTTGGCGGGATACAATTTCAATCATTTTTTGTTTGGAATAAATAATTCGTTGGGCAATTGCATCAATCCCAATCATTGCTTCATCAAATCCATCCGCTTTTAAGTAATTTGTCATTAAGCAAAGATACAAATCCACATGAAATAAACAATGGGGTCATTAAGCCCCCGCTGCAATCCTGTATTCGGTTGGTACTTTCTTCACACATTCGCTTCCGATTGGCATTGTCCACGCATCGTTGTATTCGTTCGTGTCATCGGCTGGGTACATATCGCCACCCCAAATGGTGTTGATGAAAAATTTGGGTTCTTTAATACCCTTACCGCAACAAGCACAACTCCCGTAAAAACTTTCGTGATTTGCGGAATACTTTTCTTGGTTGTCGTTGTACTTTGATTGAGAAATCCTTGGAATCTCAATGGTGTTTTTTGGTTGTTTTGTCATATCCATACCACGAATATACAACTATATTTTGAATTCCAAATACAAAATGTAAAAATAATTAAAAAAAATTTATCGGATGTCGTAGTTCCCGTAATTTGATTTGATACCCAACGCCATCATTTCGTGATAACGCCATGAATCAATCCCGTGATCCGTTCCAATCGGGGTGTTGTTTGTTCGCCCCTGGGTGTCCGTATCCCAACAGTAATTCCGCAGTTCCTTAATTAGGTTTGTGGATGTGGATGTAACCAAATAGGATTGGGATTGCATGATTTGGATTCCGTAGTTGATTGAATCTTTGCCCTTGGTTACTCCCTTGATTCTTATTCCATACCTCCGTATCTCATCAATTGATTTTGGTTCAGCACTATCCGCATAAACGGGTACATGGTTCGGCAATGCCCTTGCAATGTCCGAATTAAGCATTCCCGTGCGGTATGCGACCTCATCAACGATTCGTTGACCATTGTATTCATAAACGGCAACAATCGCCGTGGGATCGTTTGTATAACCGAAATCCACCCCACAACCAACCAACCTTGCATCCTCTGGTATTTTGTCGATGGTTTGCCAATTGCTGAATATAACCCCTTGTAAGTTCCCAATCTCACCAAGCCCATATACCCGCCACCAATTGGCCCAATAGTTTGATGTTTCCGCCCTATCCCGTGCCTTTTCAATTTCGTTTACAATTGATTTGTCCAACGCTTCATTGTCTTTGTAGGTTAGTACAATCATTTCCGCATCCGCATCATTTACCAATTCACTATCCACCCAAAATTCCGCCACGGGGTTGTAATCCAAGTATATGAATTTACGGGTACGGATTGCCATTTGGTAGTATGATTCCCAATCAATGTTGTTGCACTCATTTACAAATAACACATCACGCCTTGCACCCCTTAATTTTTGTGGTTGGTCTGCGGAAAAGAATTCAATGTATGAATCGTTGGAAAAGGTATATGTCAATGATGATTTGTTCCACTTGTTGGCATCGTACATTCCCACCATGTCCATAATTTTAAGGAAATCACGGATTGCACCCCTTCGCAAATGCGGGATGGTTTCCGATACCACAGATATTTCACACTTCGGATTTTGAACCGCGTATGTGATAAGCATTGGAATAATGGAAAAGGTTTTTGAACTGGATGTTCCACCCCTCACAATGCGGATCCGTTTACGGAGTTTCGCTATCTTGGTTTGTGCCGTGGTTTTTTGCAACATTACAACAATGAAATCTGTGGTGTTTCTTTGGCATAGTTATCAATCAATGCAAAATTGATATGTGGTGTTCTTGCCCAATCATCGTTGGTATCAATCGGCATTTGTTCGGGTACCTCGTATTTGGATTTGAATATAGTTACATTTTTTAGTTCGTGTTGGTCGATTAAACTATCCAACCTCCCACCCCGTGATGCGGTCAATGTTAAATTGTTAGGTATTTCACCCAACCTTTTAATCCAATAGTTCAATGATTTTGTGTAAGCCCAAAACTCAACTTGTGGGTTTTCCCGTGCAACATCTAACCACATATCAAAATAATCTTGGTTGTAAAAATCCCCCGCCGCATGGATGCGAATTGCTTTACACCCTTTTGGAATTTGTGGGATACCACCATTTTTTGTGTATTCAAAGTTTTTCCATCGATGTTCGCGTACACCTGGGAATCGTTCTGGCCCCGCCGCATAGCATTTGTATTGCCCCCTATGAATGTCAAATTTGCCCGTGATACGATCCACAGTTACTTTGCACTCCATGGCAAATGGGCAAGTGCTACCCGTGGGCAAGTTCCATTCGTAAACCACGCCACGATAATATCGTGTATTTTTCACAAATTTCATTTGTCTACATCTAAATTGATTCCGTTAAAAATTGGCTTTTCCGTTGTAACATCAATTTGTTGGGTAGGCATTCCAAATCCCGAATCCATCAATTGTTTGTATGCACCCACATCCCCTTTCCTTGCCTTGTGTATCATTGCAAGGGTTATCAAATCTTCTTGGGATAGTTTTTCCAATTCACCCGTGATGGGGTTTTTGGTGTCTTGCATTACCTCCAACCATTTACGGGCGATGGTACTTCGGTTCTTTGTACCTTTCGGTTTCCCGTTGGGGTTTCTTATCTCCCCAGGTTGTACGGGTTTCAAATAATCTTTATTTGCCATAATTACATATCATTTACATATCATTCTTCGGGTGTCAATGGTATTGGCATCCAATACAAAACATTTAATCTTTGGTTGGTGTGGTAACAATGCCATTCACCATCAAAGTACACGGCCACAAATGGCATCATTCGGTTTGCAATTGCCAATACGGGTATTTCCTCAACGGGTAAAATTCTTTCGGGGGTTCTCCATGCTTTCATATTCCTTTTATTGGGATGTTTACTTTTTTTGCGTTTAACAAATCGGTCATTTTCCGTGGTGGTAACTGATACGAAATTATCTTTTTACCCCATTTTAACATAATGCGTTTGCAATACTCGATTTCTTTGTCCTTACTTCGATACGATACAATTCCACCTTTGTTATCTCCATGCTCACATATATAATGAAATTTATTCCATCGAAATACCTTTTTGTATTTGTTCAACTGTTGTAACGCCATGTCGTAATCATCTTTGCTTCCAACCTTTTCATCAAAAATCAAATCGTGATTCAAATGCCCTTGCAATGGCCCCAAACAAATTTGTGATAAACTGAACGGCAAAAACTCCTTGTAAATTCGGTTATCTTCATTTTGACTTATCCCCCACATTTTTGCACCAAATTGATTGCACATATCAAAACTATGGGTAAAAAATTCCATCAAATAATCTTTGGGCAATGTTTTCTTTTTGTGTTCCCCGTCATTTTCACCTTTGCGGTTTTCATAATAACCAATGGATTCAACATCATCATCAATCATCATTAACGGCCTGGCAATGTTTTTTAATATCCAATTGCGTTTTTTTACAATATCACCATCGCATTCATCGGGTATTGCAATCACCCTATCTTCACCAACCGCATCAATGTAATCTTGTTTTTGTGATTCTGGCACACAATACTTTGCCATGTGAAAATAATCTTTTCCCTTCAAATTATCGCTTCGCTTGTATGATGGTATGATAATGTTCATAAAAAATTCTTCCCATTAACTACACGGCCAATTCCAAACTTTTGGCATTTTACCGCACTTTCTTTGCTTTTAACTTGATTCAATCCATATATGCCTTGGGCCACTTCCCAATCCAATGGGTTATCAAAATACAAAACTATGTAATTGTGTTCCAACAACAATTCTTCGCTGAATTCAACTTCACCAACATCGGGTATGTCTTTGGTTTCTGTGATGTCATCAATGTTTGGCACATCTAACCCCCATTGGTTCAATTCCTCTGGGTTCCAATCATTTGCCAATGCATCCCAATCCCATTCACCAAATCCAACATTATCTTTGATTAAAAATTCCCGTTCTTGTTCCTCGGTTAGGTTTTCCGCTTTGATGATGGGGATTTCTTTCAACCCAATTTCTTCAATGGCTTTCAATCTCATGTTGCCACCCAATACCATCATTTCATTGTTAACCACAATGGGGCGTATCTCCAACATTTCGGGAAAGTCCTTAATTGACTGTACTAACTTCTTGAATTTGTCATCCTTCAAAATTCTGGGATTGTTTTCATTCGCATAAATGTCCGTTGTTTTTACCCATTCTATATTCATTTGTTCATTTTTATTTGGTGCGTAATAATTAAAAAATCCTTGTGTTGTTTTTGATCCCCAAATTGGATGTGGCATTTTCGGCAAAGGGCTTGTAGGTTTTCAATTTTATCGGCTTCCTTGCTTCCACCCATGCCACGGCATTCAATGTGGTGTATGTCAACCGCCTGGCTTCCACACACTTCACACGGGATAAAATCGGTTGTATCATACCCAAAATAATTCAAATAAATTTTTGTATGTTTTTTCATTGTTGATTCCCTTTTCGTATAACCTAAACGCCACCGATTCCGATACCCCCATTCGTTCGCCAATTGCTCG